TAAATCCAACAATATTTTTATTACAGAGAGAACAACGTAGAAGCAGATTAGGTAGAAATTATTTTAGTTTGTTAGGCGTGAGTGAACAATTTACAGGCGCAAGAAGGAATAGTTTATTTTAGATGGGTAGAAGTAGTTCAAGCAGTGGCGGTGGTGGCGGCAGTAGCCGTAATAAACCACGTGTAAATTTAACAAGTGCACCAATTTATACTGATGCAATCATTAGAGGCAACAGAAGTGCGAGAAATGAAGTTAGAGTACAGAACACCACACAAGCCATAACAAAACAGCAGATTGCCAATCCAAACCGTATGCAAGGCAAAGATGATAGCCGTCGTGTTTGGGATGCTGTGGCGAATAAAAAGGGCAACTATGTAATGGATAGCAAAGGCAACGCTCTCCGTACCAAAAGCGGTAGCATAGTTATGACACGACAAGGTAGAAAAGAATATGAAGCGGAAATGTCTCGTATTCCTTTGTCTGAAGCCCAAGTTAAGTCACAGCAAAAAGTATTAAATATAATGAGTATACCACTTATGTTTGTGCCAGGTGGTGGAATCATTGGTAGTGCAATGCGTAATAATATGAAACGTAATCACTATGCGGGCGGGGACAAGGTATTCACCTACAAAGGTGGTACTGAACTTACACAAGCAGAACAAAATGAAATTGCTACTGAAACAATGAAGGCACAAGGCAAAGAAATTGAAGGACAAGTTGATTTGAAAAAGAGAAAGCCAAAAGGCAATTTTTTAACAAGAATGATTAGCGAAACATTTGGCGCTAAACAAAATTTAGGCGGAGGTAATTTTTAATGGGTGGAATATTTTCAAAACCAAAAGTGCCAGACCCACTTGAAGTGGCAAGAGCAAATGAACAGGCACGTAAAGAAGCACAAGACAAGGCTGATGCAGAGCAGAGAGAGGCAGACGCTCGCTTTCAAGCAAGTGAAGAACGAAGTAGACAACGTCAACGTAGAGGAAGAAGCCAGTTGATTGCGAATCCATCAGGTTATTTAGGTGTAACAGATGATTTTTACAATCCAACGAACTTATTATATTAGATGAAAAACGATACATATTATACAAAGAAACTTTTTCAAAAGGCTAAAGACGCACGTCAAAAGCACGAAGAAGAAATAAGCGAAGCATATGGTTTCACATATCCACACAGGGATATTTGGCGTTCTATTGAAAGCAACACAGACAGAACAAAATTATATGATATGACAGCAGTGGATGGTGTACAAAATTTAGTATCAACCATTCTTAACTTGCTCATACCACAAAACCAACAATGGGCATATTTGGATGCACGTGAAGAAATAAAAAAAACAATAGCACCAGATATTAGAACTATTTTAGACACAACCAACAAAACAATTTTTAAAACACTACGTGATGGCAACTTTTATGTGGCTGTATCAGAAGCACTACAAGATTGTGTGATAGCAGGCACGGGTGCATTGGCATTGTATGACCCAATGTCAGAAAATGGACAGATTGATTTTATGGCTATACCAACAAGCCAATTGTATTTCTTAACCAACTACAAAGATGAAGTTGAAACCGTGTTTAGAGAACACGAACAAAGCCAACAATATGTGTATGAACGTTATGGTTACGCAATGCCAGAATTAGAAAAAGCGGCAAAGGAAGAACCAGAAAAGAAAATGAAAGTTTTAGAATGTGTGCATAGACACACAGGTGAAAAAGATTTGATGTATAGTGTGCATATTGGCAAAGATTTACATTGTGTGGAGCAATCATACACACCAGTTAATCCATTTGTAATATTTCGTTTTGGTAAAACACTTGGCGAAGTATGGGGAGAAAGCCCCGTAAGAAGTGCATTACCACACATTAGAGTAGCAAATGAAGTGGCAAAACTAATACTAACACAGGCAAGTTGGGCAGGTTTAGGTGCTTGGCAAGTATCATCAGACACAACGGTGAACTATTCAAATATGAAACTATCACCAGGTGATGTTGTAACGGTGGACTCACCACTTACACCAATTCCATTCGCAGGCAACTTTAGCCTTACGATGGCAACGGTAGAGGATCAAAGAGAAAGCATCAGAAGAATGTTGTATTCAGATACACTACTTCCGCCAACACAATCACCAACAATGACTGCAACAGAAGTGCAGGCAAGACAAGCAGAATTTTTTAGACGCATAGGACCACACGGACTACGTTTAGAAAACGAATTACTACGTCCTTTAATCAAAGCATTGGTAACCAAACTACAGATACGTGGACTTGTACCAGAGTTTGTGACAGATGAAGGCACATTCACATACGTGGTAAATTCAGCGGTACGTAAAGGTACTGCGATGCAGACAATCACACGTGATTTACAACTATTACAAATGGTATCACAACTTGGACCAGACGCGATGATGCAGGTTGATGTTGCCAAATTGGCAAGAAATATCCTACGTGAAGGGGATATGTCGCCTGATGTAATCAGAGACTTACGTGAAGTTGAACAAATGAAACAGCAAATGGCACAGCAACAACAAATACAAGGAATGGCACAACAACTGACAAATGAACAACAACCTCCAACAGACGAAACACAAACCTAAAATAAAATTGGTATCAGGTGCGGACTACAACAACCCCAAAGGTTGGTGGATCCTACACGATATGATTGAACAACAAGTAAAAACAGCCAACAGCGGTGACTACGATCCGCAGTGGTTAAATTGGATGATACAATTGGACTTACAACCCAACGGTTTCACCACAGGTGTAGAAGATGCTGAAACAGGTGAACTACTTTGTTTGCTTGTAGCGGAATGGGTACACAATATGTGGGTACGACAGCGAGATTGCGTTGTGGTTGGCATATTGAAACGCAAACATTGTCCCGCCAAATACATTGATTTGATGCTACATCAAACGGAACATTGGGCAAAGGAGAATGATTGTGCGTTGATAAGTATTAACACGTGGGACGCACGGAAAGGTTACTTGGCTTGGGCACGACGCAAAGGCTTTAACCTACGTGGTTACGCGGTAACGAAGGATTTGAAATGAAACCAAATGAACTGAAGCAAACATACAAACACGTCTTTGAAACAGAAGCAGGCAAACGCATTTATGGTGACTTGCAACGCATCGCAAACCAACACAGAATAGACAGCGACAATCCCAATCCATATGCGTGTGTGTACAAAGTTGCACAACAAGCCTTGCTCAAACGCATAGACAATATGTTGGAACGAGACAAACCCAACACACAGCAAATTATTGAAGGGAAATAAACGATGACAGAAGAAAACAACAACACAGAGCAACAGCCTGTGGAACAAACCACAGAACAAGCACAAGAAACACAAACAACTCAACCAGAGAATTTGTTAGAACAAACACAAGCAACAACACAAGCACAGACAGAAGCCAACACTGATGCGGAGCGTCCACAATGGTTACCTGAAAAATTCAAAACACCAGAAGACTTCGCAAAGAGTTATAGTGAATTGGAAAAGAAGATTGGCACACAACCAAAGGCACCAGAAGAATATGACTATGGTTTCGTTGGTGATATGGGACTGCAGATGAGTGATGAACAGCAGAAAGAAGCCACAACCGTGTTCAAAAACTACGGACTAACGCAGGAACAGATGAAGGGGATGATGGCGCTGTATTCAGATAGTGTACGTCAATTGCAGGAACAGATGGCAGGACCCAACATTGACACAGCCAAAGAACAACAATCAATCAAAGATGTGTGGGCAGACAAGTATGATGCTCGCATTGAAGCCACAAGAACATTTGCACGTAATCTAAAAGCAGAAACATTGGCGGCACCTTTGGCAAGCACAGCGGAAGGACTACAGATATTGTATGATGCTATGCAGTTCAGAAACGGGCCAAACCCATTGAACACACAGGGCACAACCCAAAGTGTTACACGAGCATCATTATTGGAACAGGCACGTGGTATGATGGCGGATCCAAAATACAAACTACCACAGGGTGATCCAGTTGGAGATGCACACAGGAACGAAATGTATCGCCTATATCAACAAATGGAACGCATTCCCGCAGAAAGATAATGGGCGAAGTTCTATTGACACAGCACAAAGACACACGCAGACGCAGTCAAATTGAACAAGCACTCGCACAAGCACAAGCACAAAAGGAGCAGTACAAACACCACGCACTGCTCCACAAACTACACACCATCAATTGTGAATTCATACAACGCCAATTGACACAGAGACTGCGTTGGCACACAGACAAGAGTTCGCTGTTCAAAGAAAGGTGGGCGATGACAAAACATCTAAAGGCACTGCAAGATGCAACAACACGTGATTGAATTTGATAGGCTATCACAGCAAGACATACAGAGGATGTGTAAATGGACAAAAACCTGTTCATTCCATCATTGGCACACAGCCGCAAAGGGCACACAATTTGCTTTTGTATTTGAAAACAGAATGGATGCTGAACGTTTTATAATGCGTTGGAGCACATACTTTTCAGACCCACGCACA